AGAATAATCATTATACCTTTGTTTCTGATAAAAGTCAAGCGTACATACAAGGCAATAGTGACATTACTATAAATGGTCGCCACAAACTGTTTATTAATAAAAACGGCAGCCTTAATAATCACTACGATATTCAGGTAGGTGCCAACGCCAATATTAATATACAAGTAGATAGTGGGGATATTAATATGGTCACCGTAAACGGCAAAATCAATGTTAACGCTGGCGAAGACTTTAATTTAAAGGTAGGTGGTAATATGACCATAGAGGTAGACGGCAATTTAACAAGTAACATCAATGGTGAAAATGTTGAAAATACCACAGGAAATAAAATTATAAGAGGCGCAACGATAGACCTCAACCCATAGAAACCGTATAGAGAAACGAGCATATTGTATCTAAAGACAGCCTCTAATCTATAAAGTGATATAACTAGTAATCAATACAAGCAGGCTGCCTTATCTAATTCCCTATAGATTTAACTAGTCTAAAACTCATAAAAAAAGTGTAGTATCTTTAGACGTAAAAATTTTTCTGGATATTTTTTAGTCTTCTAAAACATCACTATCTACATAATTGTCTTCTATCATATCAGATACTTCATCTAACTTAAAGTGTAAATCATTAGATAAATTTACATCATACTTTTCATCAAAGTCACTTACAAGTTTGTCTATCTTACCTAATAGAACATCTACTTTATCTCTCATAGTATCATAGTCTTTTTCAAGTGTTTTAGTTATTTTAGTCATTATTTTACTCCTTGTAGTTGATTAGTAATATATTCATTTGCGTCACCGTCTTTCATTACTTCATAAAAGTCAGTTGTGTTATTTAAGTAATAATCAAATAGATCATTATATAAATTTGAGTTGATGATAAGTTCACCAGTTGTTTTAAAGACATTATATTCGTCTTTGTTTTTTAGTAGTATTTTGTTAATCATAGTGTAGTCCTTTCGTTTACGATACTATTGTATCGTCTTTGATTTTTTGACTTTCATTAAATTTAGAATCAGTCATTTGTTTGTAAACATTATCTTGTACACTATCATAAAGAAAAGTCATTAAATCTTCAATGTTTAAATTTGAATGATAAGATTTAAGAGTTTTTGCGATCTCATATAATTGAGTATCAACTGTATTCATAGTGTTTAAAAATTTATTCATATCAATAGTCATATTTTCTCCTTTGTTTTTGTTTATCATATACAAGTAATATACAGGAGTTTTTTATAGAAATCTAGTGAAAAAGGGAACAATATTTTTCACTAAATAAAATCAAGGTTTTTAATGATAATGTTCTATCTTTGTTCTTGTTTAGGAAACCTGTTTCTTATACATAGTGGGTGTAGAACGCACAAAGAAATGCTTAGAGTCATATAAATAAAAGCATACATTACAACATTTCCTGACATTGTTACACGGCGTATTAAAGGACACATTCACTATGCCTACTTTTAAGTCTATTAAAGACAAAGACAAAAATACAGTTTTACAAAGATTAAAAAAACGATCTCCAAGTATACCTGACTTTACGTGTACGGATATTGATTACATTATCGAAAAGATTGACTCTTATCACACAAAAGGTTTATTAACGGTGTACGCCAGTAAGTTGTTAAAACGTAAATTAGAACGTTTAAGAATTAGTAACGAAGCATTAAGGGACAGTGGTCGATACTGGTATAAAAAATTTAAGAGTCTGTTTCTAAAAAATCGAGTCTAATCGGCGAGATTCTTTGAGCGATTTTAAAGAAGTGTGAAATTTTTGTTACACTGTAAATTACCTTGTTAAATATTTGAAGTTCTATCAAACAAGGAGTTTAGAATGAGATTACTATTAATCGCTTTAATTATGTCTTTGATGAGTTCGTTTAGTTATGCTAGAGATCAAATCTCTATAGTCGGTAGTTCTACCGTATTTCCATTTGCCACTGTTGTTGCTGAAAAAGTTGGTCGTCAAGGTGTTAAAACACCTGTTATTGAATCAACGGGTACAGGTGGCGGTATGAAATTGTTTTGTAAAGGTATCGGTGTCAATACACCTGATATGACAAACGCAAGTCGTGCTATTAAACCCAAAGAAAAAGAAATGTGTTTTAATAATGGTGTAACCGATATATCCCAAGTGATTGTTGGTTTAGATGGTATTGCTGTAATTCACTCGTACAAAAATAAACAAGTTAATTTTACAGTGGAACAATTATGGCAGGCACTTGCTGAACAAGGTTCAAAACCACAAAAGTGGTCTGACATTGATCCAAGTTTACCCAATATTAAAATATCGGTACTTGTTCCACCACCTACTTCAGGTACCAGAGATGCCTTTAATGAGTTAGTAATGAAAAAAGGTTGTCCTAAATCTATTGACAAAAAGAAATGTGATTTGTTAAGAGAAGATGGTGCCGCTATTGAGGCAGGTGAAAACGATACATTGATTATTAATAAGTTAGTTGGTGAACCAAATTATTTTGGTATACTCGGTTATTCTTACTACGATTCAAACAAAGACAAAGTAAGAGCAACAACGATTAATGGTAAATCAATATCATTATCATCTATCCAAGATGGTTCTTATCCAATCAGTCGACCATTATTCTTTTATGTAAAAAATCAACACAAAGGTGTGATACCTGGTATTGATGAATACATTAAAGAGTTCACTTCAAAAAAAGCCATTGGTAGTAGAGGTTACTTAACTAATATAGGTTTAGTACCCCTTGCTAATCCACAAGAGGCAATTACACAAGTCAAATAATATAATTCTGGTGTGTCATATAAATAAACTGTATGACACACACAGACTATAACGCAGGTAACTTTCAGGAATATACTTATGAGTGTGAATGGATTGAGTGTACTTGGAAGAACATATATACTATGACACATTTGGTATCAGCATTTTGGTATCCGTGGATTTACAATGATAAAAATAATAGACAATTTTATAGAAACTGATTACGCCGATAAATTAGAAGATTTTTTTACAAAAACTCTACCTTGGTATTTTATAGAAAACAATTCTGTTAAAGGTGAAAAAGCAACTATTGATAGTTATGGTTTTTTTCACGTATTTGCTGTTCACAATAAATTTACAAGAACACCATATCTTAATACCGTAGAACCGCTTATTGAAAAAATAAGAAAAGAAATTGGTTATTCAAAAATATTAAGAGTAAGAGGCGATCTAACAGTTTATCAAAATCAAAAAAAGATATTTGATCCTCATACCGATTTCATACCTGGTTATGAGGGCATAAGTCAACACCATATGACAGCAATCTATTATGTAAATGATAGTTCTGGTGATACAGTCTTTTTTAAAGAAAGATGTAGAGGTATCCACGATCCGTTTGCTAGAGATGTAAATGAATTAACTATTGATAGACAAGTTACACCAAAGAAAAATCGTTTAGTTTATTTTGATGGTAATATAATTCACACAGGTTATGCTCCGTTAGAACATAGCAATCGTATTCTTATTAATTTAAATTTTGATAATTAGTTTTTACATATCTGATATGTCATAAACACATATCTCTTATAAATAATATATATCGTTCAACTCATTTTGAGTCGGAAGTAGCGAAAGCGAAGGAACGCACCTAACTTAATTAAAAGGAGGGTGTATGACAAGCAGATTCACTCATTTATTCAAAGCTAGAAGTAAAGAACATTCTTTATTGGAAAAAGTAAAAGTATTGTTTGGCGCTAGAAAAGAAGTTGATATAAATGGAGAAGGAACATCTGGTTATGTTGTTAAACACGGTGCTAATAAAGGCAAAGTATTAGGACATATAATTAGAAAATCCACAAATAATTGGTAGATAATAAAAACCCACCGTAACTATAGTTAACTTAACAAACAAAAGGAGTAGTTACGGTGGGAAAAACAACCCTTTATAGGGTAACTCTAAATTCCATATTCGTTTAATCTAAAATCTACAACAGGCATAAAGTCATAGGCATATTCATAATCAGGTAAAACACCTGACATTTTAACCAACGTATCATTTGGTTTCTTTTTATCAAAAAACTTTTGTAAAACAGTTTTAAGATTATTTGCCATTACGTTGTGAATATTTTTATTGAATTTACAAAATAATGAACCACAAACAATAACTGATTCTGTAGCACCTACTTTTCTTGCCACTTCTAAAATTTCTTTTCTTAATTGTTCATTTGTCATATTATTGTACTCCTTTATAATGTAGGTTTTTATTTAATCTGTTAATAATTTTAGATTGATTAAACATTGACATCTTAGGATATTTTTTACATACCTTATCGACATTTGCAAGTCTTTTTAATAATAACTTAAATTTTATTTCTTTTTCTGACATAGTATTTTTCTCCTTATTTTAAATATAAAGGTCCTGTCCATTGAATTGGATAGTTACCTTTTAGTACATTACCTCTTGGTGAGTTTAAAGCAGGAGCATTCCAACCAGCTGCTTTTAATATATCACCTTTTTTAAAATGTTTAAAGTCTTCTTTAGCGATAAAACAAAAAACACCAGTATCGTGTACAACTTTAATATATTTTTTACCTTGTGTAACTTTTGTCTTATTATCCCAATTGTCAACTTGTTCTTTACTCCAACCAGTTAACTCTTTTGTTCCGTTTGAGGTAGAACATCTTACATAGTCGGCTTTTGCGCCAGCCATCAAGTTTTTAATTCCTTCGTCTAGTGTTTTAGCAGTTTGATTTACAGTTATCATAGTTTAGTCTCCTTTTTTCATTGTTAATAAAGTTAGTATACCAGAAATTGTCATAATTGTCAAGCAAATAAAAAATGCTGTCCAGTTTTCATTACCGATACAAGCTCCGCCACAATCCTCAATTGAACCAACTGCTAAAATAGCAGCCAAAATAGTTGTAAATCCAAAAATATTAGTCATTACTTTGCCTCCTTATATTTTTTGTAAAATCTTTTGTAAGACTTGCCATCTTTTGTTTTAGTCCATTTGTCTAAATCAGTTTTTATCATTTTTCTCAAATCACTTAATAATACTCTTTTAAGTGATTTGTCTTTTTGAGGGACTAACGCATAAATGTTAGTATCAACTTTATCATTTTTATTTGTCATAGTGTTTTTTTGTTTTTTCATTGTTTATATAATTAATATACACTAAATAAATGCGATTGTAAAGCAAAAAATTCAAAAAAATGACAAAAAAATCGTTAAAAATTACACTTTTTTGTGTATTTGTTCTCTTTTTGTTCTCCTCTTGTGTAAAAAAAGATGGGGATTGTAAGATTTTTCCTAAAATTGAGTTAGAAACGAAGAAAAAAAACGAATCAGACGAAAGAAATAACGAATCAAAAGAAAAAATCAAAAATTTAATTGAAAATCGCACAACTTCCGCCCAAGTTTCTTGTAAATTTTAATAAATATTGTCAAAAAGGGAAAAATATGTCAAATTGTCAGAATTGTGGACACGATTGCCATTGTGGAGGCAAGTGTAAACAAGAAGTAACAAACGAATTTGGTGAAAAATACAAAATTGAGTGTTGTGGAAATTGCCGACACGAAGAAAAAAAAGAAAAAGTTACA